GTATCGGTCGGCCTGGGCCGGGTCGAGACGTTCAACGTCGTAGGTTTCGTTTTCGTCTTCGTCCGGGTTAATTGCCGCCCATACGAAGCGAAGGTTTGGAAACTTCATGCCGTTGATGGACTTGAACTGAATCAGTTCCATCACAGCATTACGAACCTTCTTCGGCGAACGGTTGTATTCGTCAAAGAATAGTGCTTCCACTTCGCCAGCAGCGAAGGTCTGAGGACGAACCAGATCGAGATACGTCAATCCCTGCTCACGCTTCATGGCGTGATCGACTACACGCCTTGCCGATTCCTCGCCGAGTTTCCAGTTGTTCTGCACCCACTCGTAGGCAAGGGCGAAATCAAGAGTGGCGAGTTCCTTGATGATCTCGAATTGTTCGGGAATCTTATTGTCGGTTTTTTCCCGTGGCACACCGATAAAGTCAACCCAGGGGTCCATTGTGGACGCAGAAAAGTAGCGCCAGTTTAGACCGTGCCGGTCAAATGTGTCTTTGACCATAGCTGTTTTGCCGACGCCGTGTTTTCCGATGAAAAGCACGTTCTTGTTGTGCTTCACCCAAAAGTCTAACTTCGTCGTCAATACGCTGTTGTTCGCCATTTTTCTTGCTCCCTATTATATTCCTGGGATATTCGAGGTCCACGTTGATGGGAATATTCTACCACGGAAATTCAGGAGTGTAAACCCAAAATAAAGCTGGCCCGGAAATATCCGGGCCAGCTTTTGGAATTTACTCGTGGTTAGTCGCCCACCACGACCCATGCGGGAGTTCCCAGCCATCTTGCCATTGGAAAATATCCTCGTCCCGCTCATACAGTCGAGAAAGAGGCTTGTTCGTCATTGTGGCTTCGACGCTTGCCAACGTCTTCTTGTATGCAACCAGAGCGACGTTAATGCGATTGATTTTGGCCTTGGTTAGAGCCAAATACAACGCTCGTGCTGGATCGCCATCTTCCGTGAATTTCACTTCTCGAAGACGCTCGGCGAACGCTTCGATCTTCTCCGGGCCATACCATAGGTATGCCTTTGCAACTGCCGCCTGAACTTCTGCTCGTGCGCCGGGCAGATTGGTGCTGATCCAGGCAACCAAATCCTGCCACTTGTGGGCGAATTCGGCGATCTCCGTCTCTGTATATCGAACCTTGTTCTGAAGACCCTTCATGATGGCCTTACAGAAGCCAGTGGTTCGATTCCCCAACTTCGTGTCGATCACGAGTCGCAACTTCTCTGCCGAGTTGCGCTTTGCCCCGGAATCGACCGTGAATTTGGCCTCTTCCAAGCAATTGAACGTGACGTAGAACGGCCACTCTTTGCCTGATTCTACAAGAGCAGTCAGGCGGTGTCGCCCGTTGTACACCACTCCATTGAAGTCGATGCCGATGGCCTCGTCTGAGGGAATCCACCGATCACCCTCAATATCACGCTTGTAGGCGTCCTTCAGCCAGACCTTCAGCTTCCGGTTGCCTTCTGTCTCGGTCCAGATGCTTTCGAGCAAAGCCTTCGCCATATCCGTTGTGAGCATCACGAATTCAGAATGCTGGCTCTCTTTGCGGACATAGCGGAACCACGGCAATTTTTCGCCGTCTTCCATTTGTTTCATGAGGTAGAAGTCACGGTTCTCGGCGGCTTCCCGAAAGATCATCTCTTTGTGTCGAGCGCTAGTGATGAAGGGGTCGGGCTTGGCGACCGGCTTTTCGAGTGCTGGTGAAGCAACGCCGGGCTTGTCACCTGCTGGAGTCTTCGTCAGAGGAGGCCCAGGTTGTGCCTGAACTACCTGTACAGATGGCTTTTCGGGATGAAGGAACCTAGTTCGGGCCAGGATCAGATCAGCTACCGAAGTGCGGCCCACGTTTCCAGTTAGCTTGTTGGACTCAGCCATTTCTCTCTCCTGATTTTCAAATTTCTGACGTGCGATACGCTCGTTCCGTCTGCGAAGACCTCGCTTTGATGCCATTGCACCCTCCTTTTCGTGAAGAAGGTCGATTGCTCCCCCAGATAGTACGTCAAAAATGTTGGGTTGTAAATGCCGAAGAGAAAAATTCTTTGATGGGTGGCTTTTCTCGCCCATCAAGTTTTTCGGCCTAAGTGCCTTTGCCAGAAAAGAGTTACGGAAAATTGGAGTCGAGTGATTTTACACGAAAAAAGGCTCGCCAATTGGCGAGCCTTTCTGATTACATTTTGGGAAGACTTTTTGATTTAACTGTTTTCTGTGTCATCCTTGGGCTTTCTGGCTACTCGTTTCATGCTTTTTCCCTTATGCCCTTCTGGATGTAGTCTTTCGATATTGGTGAACTGGACGGTGATTTTGTGTTCGAGATTTTCCTGTGAATCAATCCCGTAGGCGTTCTGTGAATTGCTCATGTTGCAGGTGTGGTCAAAAACATAAATTCCTTCCATGACCAATATGCACCTGTGTTTATTGTCTTCGTCTAAGAAAAATAGCGTGACAACTTCATCTTCAGGCACCTCTAAGAGCCAGTCGATCCAATCGAATCGACCGTTCTCAATGGTGTTGAAGATCAGTTCTTTGCGTCCCAGGTCAAGCAATAGTCCGTGTATGCTGTCGCCCAAATATGGGTCTGACTTGAAAACTAATTGAAACTTGTTTGGCATTTGTTTTGATGCCATTTGTTCCGCTGAAGGAGCCTGTGCAGTTTGTATTGCTTTTCCTGCTGGCGAATCCGGCTCATCGGGCAGATTAAAAATTGCCATTAGCTGTATACCTGGAAAGAGTTTTTGTCGGACAAGAACACATTTTCACCGAAGGCAAGTTCAAACCAAATATTGTAAATGCCTTCATCATATTCTTCTGTATTGAGGAAGAAATATGCGTAACCTTTTTCACGATAGTCCACGAGAGTCCGATCTTCTATCAGGCGTAAGTCTTGCTCTGCCGGGACACACTCCCCACATGCAAGCTCTATAGATACCCGTAAATCTGAGACTATGGCGAGATTTTCGTAGTAGGGAAGAATCTCGGACCCTCGTGGAACATTCGGGACGACCTGGATCAAAAGATAACGCTTTGATCCTTTTCGTATTTTGTTAGGACGGAAGTTGAAATTAAAGTCGTATATTGGCGGGATTGGCGTCGTGAACCACAAATCAGAATAAATCTGAAAGTCATTCGCAACTTGTGCAGTCGCACATTCGCCGTCCTCGAAGACAACAGACCAAACGTCTCTATAAGAGCCGATTGTATACAGTGGGTCTGAAACCGATAACTGTATAAGGTATTGACCTGTTGCTTCTTGCACGACATCAGTGCCAAGAACAGTTTGAACTAATCGCAATCCTTGCGGGTTATCAGCCGACCTGAAGGTATCGTCGTAAGTGTAAATGTCCACTTTCTCGATAGACTGCACATCTCTCCGGTTGTTGCTGTTGTAAGTAAACAACCGGAGATTTACTGAATCGCCGCAGGAAGGATTTTGGTATCGTTCTTTTATTGCCATCTTTTATCGCCTTGACTTTGATTGAGACTGCGCTTTTCTGCGTGAGGCTTCCATTGCCTCGTTTTCTTTTTCTTTTTGCTCGATAAAACGCTCGATCATCCATTTCCGCAGATTGATCGGCAGACTCATTGATCCTGACATAGCTAAGTGTAAGTGATATTGGAAGAAGAATACTTCTTCCGCTAGTCCCTTCCACATTTCTATGCTTGGGTCTTGGTTTTCTTCCGTCGAGGGAAGAAAAAATTTGCCTCCAGTGGGAGATCAACCTCAAAGTCCTGAAGACAGCTAGGGCAAGTAATTTCTACATTTGTGTCAACACCGAATGGCGGCTCGTTGATGCAGTTGCGGACATACGACACGTCGCTGATTGGCAGATTCTTCAAGAGGATTTGTAGCTCTCCCTTATTGGTCAAGCCGTCGATATTATCGAGCAACATAGACGTTCTGTAAATCAGAGTATCGTCAGCCGAAGCGTCACCGAAAGCCTTGATGCGACGATCACGGTATTCCGTGATCTCTTGCTCATCCCGGCCAGTTGAAAGCCGATATGAGAAAGGCAACTTGGTTGTCGGCAATACGTCCTGCAATGTTGGACCATAATCAACAGGACATGGTTCAACATATAGCGTATTGAGGTCAATGGTTGTCCCGAACTTCTTTTCACATTCAGGACACTTTACCTCAACGTCGTAATTCGGGGAATACGATATACCACGCAGGTAAATAAGCATGTAGGTTCGGTCAATGGTGAGAAGCTGCTCTGGACGATACTGCTCCTTCATACATCGTTGGAAAATCATGTTGATGGCTTGACCCTTACGAACGAATCGAGGGGTAGCAAGAATTTGTTCTTCTTCACCCGTCATCGGACGAATAGAAATGACGCCATTGCCAGGACCATCGGTGTCATCATAGAAACGACCCCTAGAAGGTAATTCGATCTCTTCGTAGATTGTGGTCGAACCTTTCAGTCCTTCCAACAATTCCTTCAAGTGACCAGAGCTAGATGACAATGCGTCTCGCTTCTTTGCAGGTGCGGCAGGAGTCGATCCAGGGCCTTCTCCACCACCGGACATTTGTCCGAAGCCACGCTTAGGCTCACGACCTGATGTTTCACGCTCAACCTTTTGTTGAGGGCCACCCTGAGCGGCCTTCAGTGCTTGCATGAATTCAGGCGGGGCATTTTCCATGCCCTTAATATTGAAGTTGCCAGTTAGCTTAGGGCTGTCATCTGAGTGACCTTCCTCGCCGCCAGCAGCCTGTTGTCGCATCTTTTCTGCCATATTCAAAGCGGACATGCCGCTTTCATTCTCTTCACCCGCACCAACTTGATCGTCATCTTCTTGCGGGGTTTGTGGCCGTCTTGGACGGAAAGTATCATCAGCCATATTTGTCTCCTTGGATTACTAGCTTATTGCAAGTCATCATCTTGGGGTTAACGTAGTGTCATGGAAATAAATCTGCAAAATATCGAGGAGCTAATTTTCTTCGACAAAAAGGCACACGCCTTATTCCCCGAATTTCGCCACTTCTTCGACCAGTGGCAGTTGGGTCAACGTATTCCAGGAATGAAAACTCTTGGGCAACGCAGTGTATTGGAACTCCTCAACTCGCTTGACGAAATTCGTATTCGCAAATTAGAAGAGTATTTCTCCGATACAATTCTAGTGGATAAAATAGATCACCGGCTGGCAGCTTGTTGTGACTGGCAAATCGGTGAAGCTGATGAACTCTGCGAGTTCACTGGCTACAGGGATTTTTGCGTCCACAGAGATAAGGATAGAATCTACGCTACATTTTGGCGGTGATTTTTCCTACAAAAACCTAAATAAAGGAAAAGCTATGAGCATTGAAAATTTGATTTTGTTTGCCTTGAGTACCATCGGAATGGCCCACATCATTGTAGATGGGTCCATAATGCAATGGTTTCGCACACTCGTTAAGTCCATTACCGCTAAGATTGGCGTGCCTAGTCTGGGTGGTGTAGTGGACTGTTATTTATGCTGCGGTACTTGGTGTGGGTTTTTAATGGGTGAAATATGGATTTCACATACCCCATTTCAAATCTTTGCCTGTGGCTGCGCAGGCGGGTTCTTGGCAAACCTAGCTGCCGTTGCACTCAATTGGATTGAGGCGGCAACTATTGTCAACTTACCGAACGATAATAACCATGAGTCTTAAAACATATCAGTTCTTTTGTGACAATTGTGGTTACAAGAGATTCACCAAGGGCGATGACATTCAGGATTTAGTCCAAGTCAAACAAGCATCTGTTCCTCGTGGATCGCCTTTTGTTGACCCTTTTACGAAAAAAGTAGTCATTCCTCAATCCATGAATCGGGCAAAATCATTCAAATGCCCTGGTTGTGGATATGTGATTAAAGCGACAAAATTGACCTTAGTGGAGACAATACCAGATGAGCAGACCAATCGGACTGATGGACGTGAAGCAGGCCCTACGGGACAAGCGCTTCCGGGAGAGCTTGTCTAGTGAATTTATGGATGACATGCAGAAGTATCTGCAAAATCCTGGCTGCGCCTGTAATGTGCCGATTTATAAGAAGCTCATGATGCAGGCCAAGCCTCAACTTCAAGCATACTATCCAAATAGATCAGTAGCAAACCTTGAAGAAGAAGCCAAAAAGTTAGCTGACAACAGCTTCAGTGTCATCAATTGTCATGTTGATGAATTAGAGGCACGTCTCAGAAAGTTGCCAAGCGGCAGAAAGCAACTCGCTGTTACTCGTTTTGAGGATCAAGTTACCGTGGTTGTAAATGAATTAGATGTTCTTTATTGAGTATATACTTAGGAGGAAATTATGATGAGCGATCAAGAAGAATACAAAGACTTGTACGAGACGGCACCAGTAGGTCTTTGGAGAACCCAAATTGACGACGGGCATTTCATTCATGCCAACGAAGCCGCCATAAGCATACTCGGTTTTTCTGATTTTGATGATCTTTCAACGCACTCTGCCACCGATCTTTATGACAAAGAAGAACGAGAGGAATTTATTCAAGAGCTTCGCCGACACGGGGAAGTCTCTGATTTTCAAGTGGCCATGAAGCGAAAGGACGGCAAGGAAATATTCGTCAATTTGTCGGCCAAGCTCAATGAAGAAAAGGGATACATTGAAGGAACCATTCGTGACATGACCGGCATCATAAGCATAAAGGCATCGGCCATAATTCCTCATCTGGAAAAGATGTCTGAACTTAAAAGGCACATTCTTGAGAAGATCAAGAGCGACTATTGTGACTCTGATTTTTTGACCCATAAAATCGCAAAGACTGCTTGATCTTTTCGCATCCTTCAATCATTTTTTGAGGGTATTCTTTGTATTTGGAGATTTCCAGCGGCCAACCATCATCTTTGAGCCGCCTGCTCCCTAAAAGTATGGCGTTTTCGTAAAAAGTCTTTGCTCGATCATAATCTTTGATTGCATAGTAGGCATCTCCCAACAAGCACCAAAACTCTGCCATTGTAGGGTTTTTTGCCAGACATGGCAGCAATGACTGAATTGCGTGCTGGTAATCTTTTTTAATGTAGCAGTTCACCATCGAGCAATAATAGTGTGTCATGTACACCGACATTGCATCGGATTTTTCTTGGTGTAAATACAGCCCAGCCCAATTCAAAAAGGTATCCCAATTCTTGCCATTCAGGTGAGAACAAGCGGTGTAGTAAATCGGTTCAGTCGCCAATGGACAGCGATCTCGCCACTTCTCGACAAGTTCTAAATACAGGCTTGAGTTGTTGTTTGGCCCCACAGCGATGTATGCCGGAATGTCTTTGGCGTCTTCATCCGTCAATGTTTCAAACACGGGATTCTTAAACTTCAAGCCTGTGTTTTTATGCCAAAGCCTGATTTGCTTGGTTATCACATCTCCCTGAATAATGCTCATTTTATAGGCTATTTGTGGTCCTAGTAGAGCTTGCTGGATGACTTCATGGCCGGTCATAATTGTCTCCCAAGGTTCAATGTGCAAATTCCATTTGGAGTCTGAGGACTTTAACAAATGATTTCTTGCCTGGGATAGATCATCGTTCAGAGAAAGTCGAACAATAGTCGCTCCGTATTGACGACACTTGCTAACAGTTTCATCTTTACACCCAAGATCGCCGACCAAAATATTGCCATTCAATGGCAATAAGGATTCAAGGGTGTGTTCAATCGTCGCTTCGTTGTTCCTGATTATCAGGTAGATCGTTAAGGGTGCTGACATCTTTTTTCTCGAACTTCTTCTCTATTAAGTGACTGATGGCAGATGCCTCATGTTGCATACCAATGTTTTGGTAGTGTTGTCGAAGCTCACGATAGAACTTCGGCACATTGGGCTTGTCCAATATGGCAAGTAGTATCTGATATATTTCCATAAATGAAATAGAGCGACACAAGTGAAAAAGGATTTGGCCCCACTTAGAAATGTTCCCCAATGGCAACAACCTGGGGAGGGCAATTGCACTAAGAAGCCTTGGCAGTATCGTGTGACGGCGGTGGTGCCGGTTCTTGATACTTATGAACAGCTAGAAATATGTGTTCGCTCATTGCAAATGCAAACAGAGCGACCATATGTATTGATTATCGACACAGGAAGCTCTCCAGAGCAATATGCTCAAATTGAGACTCTTCGTGACGAAGACGTGGAAGTACACGCTATCCGGTTAAATGGTGTGTTGCACCCTTCTGACTTCCCGGCTATGGCAATGGATATGGCCTTTAGCTTGTGCCGCACCGAACTTTTATTTGCTACTCACGCCGATGTTTTTTTACGTCGGCGTGATTTCGTAGAACATCTCACAACCTTATGCCCAAGCAAATCACCTGTTGTTGGATACGAAATCAGTCCACGTTGCCATGCAGATTGGCACGGGATGGTTTCCCACACAGCCAGCATGTATCACATGCCAACTATGGACCGAATTGGATTTGGCTGGAGCATGAGAAGATTGTGTAACTATTACAACATTCAAGATTACAGACCCAATGTCTCTCGTCCTCAATGGCCGGACACGGAGATATTGGGCAATTACATTTTGAGATCGTTCAAGATCAAACCACATTTGATCGGTAGTGAACAGAACTTTGAAAGAAAGAAAGACGAGAACATTGACCATCTTCGTAGTTTCACTTCGGGCAAGTTATACAGCCCGGACTACTACGAAGTAGTCAACAAATGGTACGAGGATGCCAAGATTGAAGCTCTTGAAAGACTGAGAAGTTGGGAGCAAGCGAGCGAGAAATGACTATAGGCGCAGTAAATAGATACCCCAATTTCTTTATCACGGACCCCCTTGCGGGGCCTCAAGGAGCTTGATGGCAACAACAGAATATCTAAACAATAAGACGTTCGAGAGTCTGATTGTGAAATTCCAGCAAGCCAAGAAAGAACGTACCAAATACCAGATGTTTATGGATGACATCGCCGCAACTGAACAAAGGACGTTAAAGCGGGGTAAGTACCAGAAGCCTGCCGCATGGGTCGCCATTGAAAAGACCTATCATGTTGTAGCTTTTGAGTTCTCACAGGTACAAGACGAATTGGCATTAGCGTTTTACACTCTGTCACAGAATATTGTACGTTACGCAAAGTTCAATCTCATTGACCAGGATGACGCAGTACAAGAAGGCGTCATGATTTGCTTTGAGAAGATTGATCGCTTCGATCCTAAAAAGGGGAAAGCGTTCAACTATATGACTACCTGCATACTAAACCACTTTAGACAACTATATCGAACCGCCCGAAACTACAATGAACTAAAGCGTAAGTACCTCGATTTCTTGCAGATTCAAATGGACCAACAACTACCAGCATCGAAGGGAAAAAGCATATACAAAAAGCACAATATTTTTAATGACTCTTGATTCGTGGTTGTAAAGAACTAGAATTCTTTAAGCAGACCAGGGTAGATAGTTGCCCTGGTCTTTTTTCTTGATTGTGAGGAATATGGTAAATTATATCAGTAATTCATTCGCTCAACTTGAGAATCAGGAACTGATTCAAAAGTTGATTGATAGTGGGTACGGCAATCTTGTTGATGCCTTCCTGCTAAACGACGGCAAAGTATACACAAAAAAAGGCAGACTCAACAAAAGTGGAGCCTGCCGTGTTCTCAAATGTAAACCGAAAGAACTTGAAGATGCAATAAACGCATGTCAAGAACTATTGAAAAGAGAAATGAGCGAAGAAGAGGAAGAAGAGGAAGAAAAAGATGGCGAAGATTAAGTAATAATCAAATTTCTATTTCTTTCACGCTGTAGTCTTAAAAATTCTTGATAGCTTAGTGCAGCAGAACCACCACCACCACCACCACCACCACCACCACCGCCACCGCCACCGCCGCCGCCGCCACCGCCATTTTCGATGTAAGCTCGGTCATATCTGAGGGTTAAATCGCAAGTGATTAGTTCACTGGTGGACATATCTAAGTCGCCAAATTCTACGGCCTGCGGCCAAACAGTCTCGAAAACCCAAGTTTCAATCTTTGTGCCACATCCATCGTAAAGTTCTAACGTGGCTTGTGGCTTCTTGAATCCATCACATGATGGTCCGTATTGACTGTTGGATCGTGGATCATAAAGCTCGGACAGCCATTCAAATACGGGATTGAGTGAATTTTTCTTCAGATCATAAAGAGTCAGTGTTATTGGCTTCCATTCAGGTTTGCCAGGATAATACACTGTTTCATTTAAGTGTTGAACTTCAATTTCCTTGAAGGACAGCGAAGGACGTGCAGCCTTAGATGGAGGTAAAGAACTTACTCCGTCTGCGCTCACGTCTTCAATTTTGAATAACCAGCGGTTCTTTCTTTTGAAGCAAGCATTTGGGTCTTCTAGCCCAAAGTCAAAGCCCATGTTTCTGCCGTTGCCGCTACGTGCCATGATTTACCTTAAAACCTTGCTCCAGGGACTCTTAGTTGAATATTCAAGGCAGAAGAATTCAAAGGAATTCCACCAAGACCAACATTGGCATATAAAAAGTTCACGTTTCCACCAACCAATCCTGGATTTAGCGATCCTTGACCACTGCCAATTCCTGCTCCCAACGGGAGTGTTTCTGGTGGCATCAAAGGAAAATTGTTGAAACTATTGTTGCCGCCAACGGAAATGCCTAAGCAACCACCACAAGCGGGGTTGATTGGCGCACCGCAATTTTGCAATACTTCAACGGCACTGTATCGCAGGGTTAGTTCAATATCCACTTCTTCTGATGACGAATAATCTAATTCGCCGAAGTTGATTCCTTGAGGCCAAACATTGTATAATTTCCACGTTTCCATAGTCGTGCCGCAACCATCAAAGAGCTTCAATACACCCATTCCGGCATATGATCTTCTTGTTGACGCTTGGTGTAATCCGACTGCATCGGTGAAGTTGTAAACTGAAGCGAGCCAGTCCCAGAGGGGTTTCATGGCTACCGCATTGGTGTCGTAGTAGGTAACAGAAATAGTTTCCCATTTACCTTTACCTGGAATCCAATCGGTTCCATGCAGGTAATTGATTTCTGTTTCTTCGACATTGAGGTTGGGTCGAGCGGCCAGCTTTACATAATGAGATGGCACATCCCCACGGACAAGACCTTGTACTTCAAACGCCCATCTATATTTGCGCTTGAATACAAGGTCTGAGTCCGCAAGATGTCCAAGACCCATATCCCTTGATCTTGGTGTCCATGATTTTGGCACGGGTATACTTGATCTTGGCATGGGTATATCCTATCTGTAGGTCGATTAGCAGCCTGCACAGCAAGGATTGACTTGACCACCGCAAAGTGGAATATACTGTACTTCGCTGTAGCGAAGCGTCAATTCAACCGTTACTTCTTCCGAAGAAGAATAGTCCAGTTCGCCAAAGTTAATGGCCTGTGGCCACATATGACTTAGGTTCCACTGTTCCATTGCAACACCGCAACCATCAAATAGCAACAATGTGCCGTCTGCGGAATATCCAGACGATCCTGGACCTGCTCCTCTCTTCGAGGACTGGTGCAGACCGATTGGATCGGTGAAGTTGTAAACCGTTGCTAACCAACTGAACAAACCTGTGATACCATTGCCGCCGTTACCAATGTCATAGTAAGTAACAGTAATGGTTTCCCAACTTCCCTTGCCCGGAATCCACATCTTGCCATGCAAGAAATTGATTTCCGTTTCTTCAACCGTTAGGTTAGGCCGTGAAGCCAACTTTACGAAGTGAGCAGGGATCAACGATGTTGTACCGCCGCAGTACGGCTGAACTTCAAATGTCCATCTGTATTTTCTTTTGAAGACTAGATCGGGACCGGCCAATTGGCCCAATCCCATATCACGCCCAGCACCTGATCTTGCCATAATTATCTCCTTGTGGTCTACTCTCTATTTGAGCCAGTTTGTTAGAAGGTATCTGCGTTCTCGGTGAAGCTGCCTGTTCTGTGAATCGAGAACTCGATGAAGATGAATTCAGCGGCTCTTGTTGGCTGAACGCCAATTTGCGCCCGGAACTCATTACGGTCGATTACATCAGGAGTATTCAATTCAGCATCGGCCTTGATGATGAAGTCGGTAACGCCACGACCCACCTGAACCTCACGCAAAATCTGCGAAGCAATGCTTACAAACTTGCGCTGGAACGTCTCGTCGTTTGGATCGAATAGAAGCTGACGGCTCGCAGAGCGAATTCGTTTCTCTAGGTAAAAC